TTAAATTCATAAAGTTCTTTACCTTCCGCTTCTTTTAAATATTCTTTATACATATACTCCCCTTTAATGGATCGGGACGGATATTAAGCTATAAGCACCGACCCCATTAAGACCCATACTGTTATTCTAACACACTTTGTTTCTTAAGTCTACCCCATCTTTCATACCAAGATAAAGTAAATAGGTCATCTAGATATATAGCTCTTTTACTATATTCTAGCCATTTGACACGAGGCATCTTAATAAGTTCTTTCTTCATTATTGTCTCAATCTTAATACAACCATATATTATGACCTCCATGTTCTCCACATCGACAAGACAAGGCACAAGAAAATCACGATTAGTAACATTTCTGAATAGTTTATCAACATGTCCCATACCGTTACCACCATACTGTAATATATAGGACTTACCATATTTATTAGCCGACTCAACGCATTGTGATTTACAATGAAATCTGTTACCAGTATTGTCTGTAATGTCAGCATCATAACTCTTTTTCTTAGTTTCATATACGTTAAAATCCGGTTTACTGGCTTTTATGCCTAGTCGTTTAAGAGCCCTGTAGATTCCTATCTCTCCTAAGGCTCCGGTAGTTATATCGTGGGTAATCTTATCTAAGCTACCCTGCCCTCTTTTTTTATAATGATCTATAGAAAGATGAACTCTATCATTGGCGAATTGCTTCGCTATCTCCAGATCCTTCTTCTTTAGTTCTACTGTCAATGATTTCATTAGATAATTCCTTTATCTTTTTCTCTGAGTATTGAAGTCTCTGCTTCAAATATTTTAACTGAGATCTAAGAACTGCGTTCTCCCTCTCTTCTCTTTTTAATCTAGTATAAATCCTGTTCTTGTCATCAATGAGTTGATCAATAATCTTGTCTCTACTGTCTCTCATTTTCATTATCTTGCTCATGACTAGCCCTTAGGACACCACTCGTAATGATGTGGTATTTCCAGTTGATCGCCTCCACACTCGCAAATAGATGGCAAATTTTTCTTTCTGATATGATCAGTCCATCGTTCTAAATCTTCTTCCTGGCATGTAATTTCTATGTCTGGCATTTCGAGTAGAATTACTCTGTATATAGCTTTGCCTTTGTATAGCTCTTTACCTACAACGGCTCCTAAGCTATCATGGCTTATACCCTCCCTCGTAATTCGTACCCAATCTCCATTCTCAAACATTACTTACAATACCTTGGTGAGATAGTTGACTCTACACTGATTTTAACATCAGGTACTACGAGTGACATTGAGTTTACCATAATTTCCTCCTGTAGTCTACGCATTTCTTCTGCTGTATTTTCAGGTACTTCCGTGATTATTTCGTCATGCACAAACCCTACCAGCTCAAACCCTGCATCCATGAGGTTATATAAAGCTATCTTAGCTCCATCTGCCGCTAGTCCCTGGAAGGGTGTATTCTTCTCAGCACAGTACGTTGTATTAGCTCTTATACGCCCTGTGAGGGTGGTTACAGATCCTTCCTCACCTTGCATGTAAGCTTTCATCTCAGGGAACGCCTCAAACCATGTGTCCTTCATTCTCTGAGCGTCCTCTGTGTTGATGTTTAGGTCATATCCCTTAGCGAACTCAATAAAGGTTTCTATACCTAGTCCACCTGGGAAACCGAAGTTTGCTGCCTTAGCAGCCTGGCGTTGCCATTTTTCTACCTTGTCTTCTGTTGTACCAAATAGGACAGATGCATAGTATTTATGCAAATCTGCCCCATCGTTAATCTTACTACGCATAACAGAACTGCCTTGAGTAGTGTAAACATGTTGAGCTAACGTAGCTAGTTCTATTGCGCTGTAATCTGTTATTAGTAGTGTGTTGCCTTCCCTGGCTTTAAACATTGATCGTATATCCCCATCCCTAGGGAGCTGTTGTATATTAGGTGAGGAACATCCGGTCCTACCTGTATTTTTAAGTAAGTCATATCTTGGGTGTACTCTACTGCCTTCTAATTTTCTAATAAAGAATGTTGTTTTTTCAGTACGTTTGTACTCCAAGAATGAAGCTATAAAGGGATTATCTTTGTACTTTTCCAGATCACTCTCCTTCATAGAATAATCCCCTTGTGCGGTTTTTGGTATTGGTAGTCCACTAAATTCTACCACGTAATTATATGCAGCTTGATTACCTTTGATGCCTTTTACAAATCCGTAAGCAGACATCTTTGCATGTAATACCTCCAGTTTAGAGTTAAGTTCTTGTAGTAATAACGAGGCTCTCTCTTCGTCAAACCCTATACCATTTTTGTACATCCGGTTAAGAGCCAAGGCTCCGAGCAATTGTATGTGATGCGATAACATGGTATTTGTATTTAATTTAGATGCCTCCAATCTGAGTCTGACAAAACAATAGAAGGTTGCGATAACATCCTTTGCTCCGTATTCGAGAAAGGCTTTTGGTATTTCTTGTAGTGGTGTGTCCTTATACTCGGCAAAGTTACATCTGACATCTTCGTTTTTGTCGAGTGCTTCTCCAAGTAATTCTTCACTAATTTTAGACAGCCCATACTTCCGAGGTACATCGCCCCCAGTAGCAAGATGCCATAAACGATATAAAATGTTAATATCAAAAATGCGATCACGCTCCACCTGCTCCTTCAAAAGATATTTGTCTTCCGTGAATTTACGTAATACATCTATATCGAAAGGGGCGTTAGCAAACACCATTGTACGAGTAGAGTGTTTAGCTAAAAAGTCTCGTACACTTCCCCTATCAACATAGAACAAAGACTCCCCATCAAATACCTGAAAAGTTACTAGATCAGGAGTCTCTGTAAAAGGTGTAATTGTAGTTTCAGTATCAATGGCAAGGACGCTTCCCAGACTCTCTCCCTGCCAGAATTGAATTGTGTATTCCTCACCATTGAATATCATCTACTACTTCCTACTGTATTTCTTTACAATGTTCCTAGGCTTATATCCAGGATTACTTTCAACCGCAGTGTTTACAATAAATTCCTTACCAATAAACTGCTCCAGTTGTGAACTATCGTTACCTAAAGCTTCAAATCCTCCATGTACACCGATAGACTTGAGCATGCTATCTAGCCTCTGCAAACCTATCCCTGCTGCCTTAGCGTTAGGATGACTAATTAAGAATGAATCCCAAATCAAACGATTTTTAAAGTCTCCATCCGATACTTGAAAGGATACGTTGACCATGGTGCCATCTCCTTTCTTGGTAGATTTTTCACCTACCCTGTTTAAACTTACTGTGTAACTATCATCTGGTAAAGGGTCATAAGTTTTCCTTTCGCCTAATGATTGTGTTGATACTCCTTGTATTGCCATGTATTCTCCTTGTTTGTGGCAGGTTATAAGTCTGACAACTTTTTACGTTTATATTCATCATGTACATCATTTAAAAAAGAATCTAGCTCTTTTGCTTTGTACCTTCTAATACTATCCGCTACGGTATCTAGTATTAACATCTGATCTTCTATTGATAAATGATCTAAATTTTCTGTATTAAGTATTTCTTGAATAACTTCATACATTGTTACTTCATTAAAGGGTTCCATTGTATATTCCTTGTTTCATAAATTTATATTTAGCTCTTGCTGTTACTGGGTCCTTATCCTTAGTAGCTTCAATAATAGTTCCGCCCACTCTCTCAGGTTCCCCACTGTTACTAAACACGAAATTGTTAGCATTATTAAGGCAAAAATAATACCTTTCTGCGTGAGGGTCAAATTCATTAATCTTTCTTAGTTTTCTTGCTAGTCTTCCGTTCACTTTTTTTCTCCTTTACAGGTTCAGCTTGCTGGATACTGGCTTGAGTTAGTATTTGAAATATAACATCTACTTTCCCAGCCATGTCTAGAAGTAAAGCATTTCTTTCTAGTTCTAATTCTTTTTTATTCATCCTTGTCTCCTTGTAATGCGCCAAGTGCTAGACGCAATGTTAAATTTACAAATATTTTAAAAAGATCATACAATACTAACCCTTCTATTATTCTTAGTGTCATCTCACTCATCGTATTCTCCTAGGTGTAAACACTCTTCTAGTTCTGCTAACCTATTCTTTAGGTTACGCAATTCATTTACCCACATAGGTACATCGCTACTTACAGGATTTAATTCTAAATGATTATCTACAAGTTTTATAGCTTCTTTGTAATCTCTAATCATATAAATTAACTCCTTTTTATTCATTCCTTAAACTCAGCCCAAGAAGGAAGATCGACTTCCTGTATCCCTTCCTTGAAGTATATACCTGACTTCTCTGCTTCCGCAAGTTTTTTTATTGCTGTTTTGTATTTTTTTCTACCATTTTCTAGTAACGCTTCACTGGCTTTTAATATACCTACATCACCATTTTGTTTGTTAAGAAACGCAAATATAAATTCATGGTCCTGTCCAGTATATTCTTTAAATGCGTCAACATATAAAGCAGCAGATAAATCATAATCAAACCTAATAATAGTTTTAGCTGCGGAGAATTTATCAACAGGATCGCTACTAGTTTTAACATCTATAATCATTCCTTCTTTAATATAGTCAGCTCTTACCTTTATAGGCATGCCTTCTAACTCTACACATAAGGTGTGTTCTGCTACTCCATCTTCAATCAATCCTTGAGTGTCCAGGTGTTCATGATAGAGGTTATAAAGGTCGAGAGCTTGTTGCGCCTGAGACGCTGTAATAATTGTTTTACCTTCGTTATTGGATTTAAACTCTTCATAAGCTTTACCTCTTCTTGTAGCTCCTTCAAATACTGCAAACTCATCATCTGTTTTATCAGGTTCAAGTAAGAGACTGTGCATGTAAGAACCGAAATCATACGCACTCTTGTAAGTATCTTCTCTTTCTTCTCCTAGCACATACCTTTTATGGTATTCCCTAGGGTCTTTTAGAAACAACTTTAAGGTTGAACTTGATTTAAACTTCCTGTCACTGTGATAGGTTTCATTATCACAATTGTTAATTCCTATTTTTAACATCATACTCTCCTGTAAACATAATTAACCTCTCCATCGGTTTTTAATTGTACATATTCTATCTGTCTTGCCTCTAGTAAATCCTCAAGTATTTCATTACGTTCTTTTTTCTTGAGATATCTAGTTTTACTTGTTAGTTTTTGTTTTGTCAAACCTTGTTGTTTAGCTTTAGTAATTACATTTAATAGTTTTTGTGTATTCTGTTCATTCTTATTACTAAATACACACTGTTCTATGATATCTTTCATGTGGTAATAAAAATACTGTACAGTCTGATATCCAAAGGTTACATCATTATGATCTACTTCCGGCACATCTTTAAATATTTGACGTGAGATGGCATGTATCATTGTTACTTTTAGCATTTGTTGGTATAGCCTGGATATGATTGGTAACATAACGTCATTACCCTCAGATTCGATTCTAAGCTTATCAAATTCCTCAAAGGCATGTTGTAGCATTGAGTTTGCTTGGTCAGTCTTAGTTAGGAATGTGATGTCCTGAGCGTGTCCTGCAATTACCTTGTCAGATTTCTCAGGTTGATAACTGGCTAACTGTTGTAAGTTCAATATAGTTTTAGTGTCTAGTCTTGTAGGTTGTTCTACCCTCCTAGCTTTTTTATCTCCGTCTCCTATAAAAATAAGGAAACGTCCCATAAGACCTTTCTCAATAGCACTTACAGTAACTCCTTCCGAGAGACCAGTAGGTGTAGTTGAGCAAAGGAGGTTGACGTTAGGTCTTAAAGCACGTCCCTTATTTCCCTCAGCAGTTTGTCTACCGAGGAATATTGATGTTGATGTTGTATATAGTTCTGCTAGTATGTCTGCCATTTTGGCATTATATGTAGCTCCACCTCTATTGACTGATTTAAGCATGCCTCCTGCCTCGTCAATGATATCTAACCGTACAGG